TGAAAAAATGGCCGCGTCTCACGACGCAGCCACTGCAATTTAACATTTACGATTTATAGCATTTTCTTTATTAGACTGATGATTGGATTGCGGAAGATGATCGCCAAGAGTGCTGCTATCGCTCCGATGAGCCACCAAAACGCCTCCATTCTGAATGATTCCCACCAAGAGAGGTCTTTTTCCACCGGGTAAGGCTGCGGCACCGGGACTGGCACCTCTTTTACTTTGGCCTCAGTTTGGTTGTTATTCACAGTCGTTTTCGGAACAGGCACATCTACTGGCTTGGACTGAGGTTTATTTTCAAGCGTATGGCCGAGTGTTCCGTCCGGGTTTACCCATGCGTCAGATGTGGCATAGTCCGTTTCAAGGTGGCTCGTACTGTCAGGCGTTTCGCGTGAGGCAGACTGCGCCGGAATCTCGACAAGAACAGTCACGGTGTCAATCTCTGTGATTACCTCCCTCTCAACTGTTTTCTCGTCGTGTTCTGCCAAAATCACCGGCGCGGTCGAAATGGTTTGCTTTGCAGTCCGACACGATATGAGTGCCAGAAGCGGAATGAGAATTAAAATTAGCTGTTTCATGCGTTGAGGTAGTTGATTATGCCGTCGACGTGGGCCTGCACGATGCGCTCTTTGCCTTCGGCTGATTTGAGAATTGCAAGGTCGCCCTTGTTGTCATAGAACAGCGACTCGGTGAGAACTGCCGGGCAAAGTGTTCGGTCGCACATGGCGAGGCTCTGCGGCCAATAATGTCCTTCCGGAACGTAGCGGTTACCTTGAAGATTGCGATTTGCGGCTTCATCATAGATGCACTTTGCAAGTCGCTTGGAGTTGGCAGATGCTTTCAGCCCGACCATAGAGCAGAAGCCCGAAGCATCGTGCCATTTGCCGTCACCGCCGGCGGCGTTGGCGTGGAACGACACCATAATGCAGTTGGATGTGCCATACTGGGCGCAGAGTTTGTTGACCTCCTTCCAACGCCAATTAAGAGCGGCGTTGATTTGGGCCTTATTGCACAACTTGCCGGGCGTTGAGAGTGGTTCATGATCTTGAGTCCATATCTCGTGGACGGTGTAACCTTTGGCCTGGAGTCGAAGAGCTACTTCCTTGCCTATCTCTCTGTTAAACTGCCATTCGTAGAATGACTTATCCGGTGAACACTTGCCGGGGCAGTTGTTGCCGTGGCCGTAGTCGAATATTATGTGTATTGTCTTCATGTTTCTTCTAATTCTTTAGGTTTGTCTTCTGATGCAGGCTCGGAATCCTGGAGTAAATCTTCTTTGCCAACGAGCCTGAAAAAATTCCATTTCTTTTTGATGCCTTTGTATTCGAGGTAATTGTTGACACATGAGTTAAGCTCGATACCGTAGATTATAAAGAGCATGGCCATACTCACCACCGGCACGCCTATGCTAACTCCAAATGTGCGTGAGCATACCTCAGCAAGTGTGACCCAGCAGAGATAATCTACCATCTTGTTAAGAGTACGGCGCCAAGCGCGAGAAGGTCGTATCTGCTCCTTCCGTGATTTGGCGGCAAGAAGACCGAAGCGGAGGTCGACGAGTACAAGCACCATGCCGAGCAGGAGCCAGGGTGCGAGATGCCCGTAGAAGTCGGCAAACACCATTCCAAGAGCTGCCATTGCGGCTGAGAAAAGATTATTGGTTTCAGACATAGCTTTACGAGATTAAGAAGTGAATGACTCCGATGACACACCCGAGGACGGCGCCTATGAAGTCCCAGAGCAAATCTCGCTTGCAAAAGTGATTCCCCGGCTGCTTGCTATCGTAAATCTCCTTGCCAATGGAGAAAAGAGCAGCCACCACAAATGAGATGATGAGCCGAATGAGGATAACGAACACTACGGGCCAATCGGGGATAACCGGCCCGGAAAAGAGCCACGCCACGAGAGCGAGGACGAAGCACACCAATAAATGGAGCAGCTTGTCAGTTGGAATTTTGTTGAACATAATGATAACGTATTGGTTTCTGGTCGCAAAGTAAATCCCAAAAAACACACGTTCAGCAAAATGGCAAAATCCTTGAAATGACGATATGCGACAAAATCCGCATTTTCAGCCAATTAGCCGAATTACGGATTTTACCAAATTCGTTAGTGAATCAATCTCGACCTCTTTCAAATTTATGGCATCTCAGCCAACCGCACATTTTCAAAGGGTCTGCACCGAAAATTAAGCGGATGCGCACTGGTGATTAGGAAGTTCCTTTATACTGTAAAGATAACCATAAAAGACGGATTTCCGGCACCGACAATGCCACCATTTTAGCGCCTTAACGTTTGTAAACGGAAACGCCCGGCTTAAAGCCGAGCGCATCATTAATTGTAGTTGAAGTAGAATCGTCCGAACAGGCGGACACTCACATAATAGACCAGTGCAACGAACGATAGTCCAAAAGATCTCCAAGGAGAATAATCCTTGCCGGAAATGATTTTACACATATTCCTGAACAGTGACACGTCAGCCAACTTCCTTGACTGCTTATTGCCTCCTCTGTCATAATCGTCATCGTGGATGCAGCAGGCCACATAAAACAATTTAGCGAATGGCGGCTTTATGTATCGCAGCAGACCACGCTCACAGCCACAACCCTTGCTCATACCTCGTACACGCTCCAGTCAATAGAGTCTTTCTCTTTCCACCCCTCTTTAAGAGTGGAATCCACATAGTCCAGAGCCTTTGTGTAGAAGTCGGTGAACTCCTGAAGATCTGAGAACGTGTGATAGCGAGGCTCATCATCAGTACCGAACTTGTAGCAAACAGGCAAATTCGCTCCAGATGTTTGAAAGGCCAAGTCATAGGCGGCCTTGTAATTGAATTGATTCTCGGCGGACAACCATACAGGCATATCTCGCCAAACGAAACCACACAATATTTTACGGTCGATGTCCGCATTAATTTGATTGATGATTACCTCCTTCACCTGAGCGAGAGTCGGCTTCTCCTTGAATGTATAGCGGTATTCGTAGTTGCTGCCAGTGTCGGGGTCCTGGTAGAGCCCATAGAACACTATCCATTTGCGACCCACTTGAATGAGTCCGTTTTGCGCTTTGTCGGTGCCGTATATCTTTTCCATTATCATAGAATTTTCCGCTAATTTAAGCATAAAATCGGCACGTTCCGCAAAATCGCAAAATCTTGGAGTTCGGATCAGGTGAATTTGGGCAGGGATTTGCCGTCGAACATCTCCATTGTGATAGTGGTCTCAAACGGGAAGCCGTCCTCAATGTCGCTCACTTGATCGAGAATGTTCTGCATCTCTTTGGAGGCAGTGAAGAACTTGGCCCATGTGCCATCCTGCTTGTCACGGAAGCTTACGAGGTAGCGGCCTTCACCGTGCTGTGTCTTGATGTCCTGCTCGTAGTCGTGGACTTCGATAGGCTTGTTGATGATGCTTCTAATCTGCACCACCTTGCCGGGGAAGCGCTTCTTGCCATCCTCGGGCTGGTAGGCTACGCCTAATTCAGAGAATTTTCGCATTTGATGATGTGTTAATTTATAAAAAAGATGTTTGCAATCTGCGTGACAGGCCATTCCTTTGAATGACCCGATAAGTTCTTGCCTGCGCTTCCGGGAGTTTACTCTACCCAATTTTCGCGCGGCTTTTTCCTTTATTCTCCTTCTAACCCTTGAATGAGTACCAAAGAAAACAAACCCAAGAAAATCACACCCCTCACTGATTGGCCGTATTGCCTCGCTCTGCTTAACTCTATGGCCCATCGTTTCAATCAAACCGTTGTAAATAGCACGAAGTCTCCACAACTCTCTTTTATTCTCCCCCCATATTCTGACATCATCCATGTAACGCTGATAGAGGTATCTCATTTCGCCATTCAACTCAAAACTTCTTACGACGGAGCACATATAATGGTCAACGGGTGATAACCGCAGATTGGCGAGCATTTGGGAAGAACGCAGCCCCTTCGATAACCCCGACTGCATCAAGGTAATGAAATTATCCAAGAATTGAAGAACAGTTACATCGCTGATGTAATGACGTATCTCGGCCATCATACTATTTTGGTCGATGTTATCATAGTACTTTTCTATGTCATTAGAGAGGAAATACTGCATCCATTCCGGATGTGCCGAATAGTCTTCCTCAATACGATGAAACAGCCAGTGCATACCGCGCCCTTTGATACTCGCCGCAGTGTTGGTTATGAATGTTGGACTTACGTATTTCTCGACAATAACCATTATTGCGTGGCATCCGATTCTATAATAGACTTTCGGAGCCTGAACAATCCTCTCCTTTGGCCCATCAGTCACTACCATCTCCCTTATGTCTTTGGGGCTGATATGGAATGTGCCTCTTGCGAGATCCAATTTCAACTTTGCAAGGAGTTGTATCTTTATTGGCCAATATTTAGAGCGTTGCCCTTCAGTATCAAGATGACTTATGACATAATCAAAACTCTCCGACAGGTTCTTGTCGGAGAGTATCTCACTCATTAAATTGTCAATAGGGAAACCGGCACAATGAAGCGCCGCATGGAGGTCGGTGCAAGCCTGCGGAATCAGTTCGTATTTGATGTTATGTGCAGACGCTGCATCCATTTCAAATGTTATTGGGCCTTCCGGTCCGTGGGATGCCATATTTCAGACATCCCACTTGAAGGTTTTGTTATGTTCCGGCTTTCCATCATAGATGCTGTTGCCGAGGCTCAAACCCCTCGCCGAGTGCGACGGCAATCACGTTGCCATGCAGGGTCAGACGATTAATTAACCTTGGTAAGTTCAGACGAGCGCCGTAGTTCGTGTTCGAGTTCGAGGAGGCGTTATTCGCAAGCGCATAGGCGAAGCCCGAATTCGCGTTCGCATTGTTGCTGGAGCGCAAGAGGACACGGCTACGCGAATTTGAGTACCAATATCCGGCGCAATAATCGGTAACATACTTGGAGCGGTCTCCAGGATCTACGCGAGACGGAAGGATGTCACAGCGCCGCCCGTGAATAAGTCGAAGAACATTGTCTCCACTTCCGTCGGGAAGCGTGAGCGTGCGCTCAGTCTTTGAAATCGGGTCGTAGATATGGGCGATATGATTCAAGGGGAAATCTGCAAACTCCACACCGCGACGCTTTTTGTAATCAAGGTATGAGGTCACGTTTACAGCAATGTTTGTCATCCAGTCGTTGTTACAGCCGATAAACGCTTTCAAGCCCATAAGTGAGTTGAAGTTGTTGCCGTTGTATGTAGAATCGCGCATACCTATGTTGTCGAGCTGATTGAGTCGGCCGCCGCTCTGACCATTGCCTACCACGGCCTGCTCATTAAGTCGGCCTCGGCAACACCACCAAAGTATGGCGGTTTCTTTGTGCTGCTCGTAGTCGATGAGCTGGAATCCCGGGCCACGCATCCACGCAAGATTCTCGAAGTCCTTCATCGTGTAGTTGAGGGTGCCGGTAGGAATGGCTGTTGGATTGCCGTCTGCATCATACTCCCATGCGGCCGTTGTTGATGTACCCGTGCCGCGTTGGCTTGAACCTGTTGAGGAAACGGAGCGGGGACGGCTTAGAGCATCCATTGTGATAGGATAGTTGCCTATGAGCGAATCTCCCTCGCATTCAACGCCCTCTTCCGATGCCGCCTTATGCTCCACCCAGTCAGGCTCAATGGCCTCAACGCTGCTTGAATCGACTGCAATACACTCCGCATTCTGATCCACTACGATGAATGTTGTGAAGAAGAACCACTTGGCGCCTGCGGGAACATCGGTGAAGATATAATCCCCACGCGTGCCATCGAAATCAAACTGAGCGTTGCTGATTGACATCTTGAACGTCTTGATAACCTTGCCGTTCTCATCAGTGAACACACCGCCGAGATTTGCCATATTGATACCGGGCCATCTTACCTGCTTCATTCCCTCAACGTCCATTCGATAGGTATTCATATTTGCGGCAGTTGAAATGGAATCATCCACATCAGTACCTACATAAGCATCATTGACATACACACCGCAGTTCTCTTTATAGAGGAGGTCGCCGATGGCTTTGCGCACGCATTTGCTTGCGGTGCTGATAGGCTCGTTTACGCAGTGAGACCATACGTAGTAAATAGCCTGATTCTTGTAGTCGTTGATGCCTTTGTACCAACAATGGCAGAGATGCCACATTATATCGTAGCCCTCTCCAGCGTTGTCAGTAAGGTCAATGGAGCTGCCGTCGGCAAAGAAGTTGAAGTCGTTGTCGTCAAGTTCCTCGCCCTCCATACGGTTGAGCTTTTCATTGTAAGTACACTTGTAAGTATGCGTGTCCTTCTCAATCGCAAGCAGGTGGCCACTCTGAACAAATGGAGTGTTGAAGTCTCGGCCGGTATTATTGTCGAGGTTCGTCATTTTGTTCGATTCATCGTTGTCATCGTTCTGCGATTTGATGATAGAGAACTGCGAGTTGTGGAGGATTAGTTGGGGGAAGTATCTGCCAAAGGCAGCAAGTGCGGAATCTTCGATGAGGTCTGACATAATCCATCGACCGGTGATACCCGAACATCTGCCGCTTTCCTCATAGGCTTGGCCGCTGGGGTCAAGACCTATCGCTCCGCTGTTTTGCAGGGAGTAAAGGATTGATGAGGGGGCAGTGATGTTAACATCCGGCAGTCGGATATAACGCACATTGGATGAGGTCACTATTCCGTTGATGAGTGTCATCGGGTCAATGTTCGGACAACCTGCAAGCATAAGGCGTATAACGCTGCTCATGCCCTCGATTGTCAAACCGCCTGGATATGAAAGATTCGGGAGGTTGACAAACGAGAGGTCGGTCATCGTAGCCGGCAACTGGAGTGTGAAGATAGGCGATGTTTCAGCCAACGTGATTGTTGACAGGTCGGAGCCTTTGGCATACACTTCCTCCAAACGTGGACACTTGGCGGCATTTATAGTCGTTACCTCCGTGGTACGCACGTCAAGGTAGCGAAGGAACGGCAGGTCGCCGAGGTTCATATTTGTGAGAAAACCCGTATTGCCGGGTGAGAGTCGCCATAAATCTTTGTGTGTATCCGAGCCAATCACAATCTTCTCGGCGAGTTTCATCTGCGAGAACTGGAAGTTCGGGTCAATGGAAATCTGCGAGAGGTCAATCTCACTCATCTGGTCGGCCTGGTAGATGTAGAGCAAGATGTTATCGCCGTGCTGGAAGTCCGTAAAAACGCCTTCTTCTCCAGCTTTGAGATACATCCCCTGCGTTACGTTACCGCCGTCATTACCGATGCCATAATAGCCGGACTTTCCTGCACGGAAGCGGATAACCGCCCCTGTCTTGGCTCCGATACGACCGCCGAGGACGTGGCTTGCATCCTTGAAGTCGCCGGTCTGATAGTAACCGTCACGCACACGCCAACGCTGCTCTATGAAGCGAGGGAGAGACTGACGGCCCGAACCATGCAGGGCGTAATAGTAGATGTCTGTGTAGGTCTCGGAATACTTGATATACTTGCGCTCGCAGTCAAAGGTGCAAACGACCTTCGGCCACATCTCAATACGCTTCTGCACGAAGTAGTATTGCGCTCCTTTGGGCGAGAACGGGCCGGCACCGATGCCGTCCACTTCCGGGAGATTTCGCATAGTGCCGACAACACCGGGAAGTGTGAGGACATTGCCGCTTGCGTCAGCAATCATCTCCTGATTGTCACAACGGCGCAGATTGTTCCAGAGGATTGATCCACGTCCTGCATAGCACTTGTCATCTTCCTCGGGGTTGAGTTCTGCCGGAATCGTGTTGCCGCCATCGTTATCCTTGCCGTTGCAGGTGTCGCAGTCATATACTTTGTTGAAGTACATGCGTAGCGGCTCCATTGAGGACGGCGAGTGATATTCGCCATTCTCAACCCAGCTGCCATCTTCGAGGAAGAACATAGGCTGCATATTCTTCGCCTGCTGATCCACGGCGGCGAGATAGTCGGTGAACGTATAGTAGGCAAGGAGCGACTGTATGCTCATGTATCGCCATGCGTTCTCCCTCCACAGCTTTTTCCATGTGGCGGCAAGCTCTGCCTTGGAGTAGTCGCAGGAGTCGCAGAACTGGAGGACGTTGTAAAGTTCGTAAGGAACTTTGCGCCCCATAGCGAGGTCTTCCTGAAGCTGGTCATCATCCACCATACACTCAAAATACTGAGTCCATGCCGGATATGTCTCTTGGCCGAGGTTGAGTTTGGAGACCCACGACGATTGGGTTTTGACAGGGGCCATCATATCATCAACAGAGCCGACCCCCATGAACCAGTCCATCGCATCGTAGGTGATAAGTTCAAAACCGCTTACCGGGTTGAGGACATCGCCGGAGATAATCCACTTGCCGCCTACCTGCTTCATTGAGCCGGTGGAGCGTGCCCACTCACCACCGCTGAACCGCATTACGCGATAGTCACGTCCGCAGTACTGCGAGAGGATGTAAGGCTTGCTTGTGTCAAGGCCCTCTGTGGTTTTGAATCGGGCCATAATTTGGTCGAGAGTTTCTTGGCCGACGTACTTTCCAGAGTTGTCGTATTGAGGCTTGCCGAAGAACTCTATAAACGAGCCGTAATTCATGCAGCCGAGATTGTAGCCGGGAGTGTCTTGGAAGCCAAGCGCTACCTGCTCGCCTTTGTCCTCTTTCCAATTGCCTCGGGCGTGGAACCACGCGTCAGCGAGAGAATCGGACGTAGCTCGGAAAGCCGCAATCGGGTGATTGGCTGTAGAGTGGTTCATTTCAAGGTCGGTCACTTTTACTCCGCTCTTAGTCCATGTGCCATCAAACGCACGCTGCGCCGGGGTCATATAGTTGGAGCCGAGGGCGCGGAACGTGGCGTTCATCATATCACACACACCGCAGTCATTTGCCATCGAAGAGTCCGAGTAGTCAACCTTGACTGTGATGATTGCAATAGGAATTGTGTTGACTCCAATTCGGATATAGCCCAGATCAAAAAGCTCATAAGTTTTGAGCGCGTCCGCATTGGTGTATTCGGGGTTAAGCGGAGTTACTTTCCATCCGCTGTTCTTGCGCAGATAGAAGCGGTCATTCTTGATAGGACGCTTGGCCGAGGTTGTACCCTGACGGCGCCACTGAACGTGTTCTGCCTTGAATGAGCGCCACGGCAATGTCGGGTGGAAGTAGTAGAGGGTACACTCAAACTTTGTGGAGGTGTCGATGTCTCCGTCGAATGTGTCAAACGTAGCCTGAGGAGCAACTACTACATAGTACGGTATGCCTTTCTCTTTAAGCAGGCTCATAGAGGGGCGGTTCTGATTGTCGAGCACGTTCTCCTTGTCGTACTCAGCAATCATCGCCTCGGTGTCTGTAAGTTTGCAGAGGTAGTTCTGGAAAGCCTGCGCCCATTCATAGTAGCTGTCGTAGGCGAGTGTGTAGTAGAGATAGAAATCTCCCTCTGTTCCGTCGAATGTGATGTGCTTGGTGTTGAGTATCGCGCCGGAGTTGGCAACGTAACCGATAGCACCGATTTCCTCACCATCAACGTAGAGTTTGATTGTCGCATACTCAGTTGAGCCACGGCGCACTGTGATTGTGGAAGGCTCTACGACTATGCCGACTGTGTATTTCTCCCCACACTTGAATGAGCGTGTGATGGTCGAGGGTGTACCCGTCTTGCAATACAGAACAATCTCGTTACCGGTCACATAAAAGCCAGTGCCTGAATCGGAGTCGAAACACTCCATCAGTTTAGCGGTGTCGTCCTTGATGTTGTTGGTGGCGAACGCGAACTGGAACGCCATACCATTAGTGCGCTCAGTAGCAGCCGTACCAAACGGAGCGTAAGGAATGGTGGCCTTGACATTCTCTGCGATACGGAGGCAGTTCTCGCCAAGGTAGGTGGCAAAGCCATTTGATGACCAGTTTGAACCCTCAACCGACATTTCAAAACCGCCATTGCTGATTGTGTGGTCCGGCTCGGAGTTGCTTCGGGTGGAGAAGTCATAACCGAACAATGCGCCCTCTTTTATGATTGCGTTGATGGCAGATCCGATGACCTTAACGGTAATAGGATAGGTCTGACTATTGCCGTTCTGCGCATAGACTTCAATGGTGGCGCTGCCGTCGGTGGCATAACCTTGAATCTGTTTACGTACCGGATACGTCTGCGAGATTTGGCATTCTACGGATGTGACCTCCTTGCCGTCGATATAGACTTCGGCGGTTGTGGAGTTCTTGCCGGGTGTGTAGGCGGCAACCTCTATTTCAAGATTGTCATAAAGCCTGACAACGCCATTGTTGGCATCGTTGAATCGTAAAGCCACGATGGGCTCCTTGGAGATGGAGTCCACGCACATTACCGAGGTATAGATAGTATTGCCCGTAACACCGGAGGCGACATCCTCGCCATAGACGCGGACAGGATATGAGCCGTGTCCCAGACGCTCTCCCCCGCCGAACACGTTACAGGGGTCTATCGAGATGGAGTGGGAGTAACTGTCGGTTATGGTCGCCACGCCAAGGCTTCGCCATTCGCCGTTATAGAACATTTCAGTAAATACCTTGACACCCTGCTTTGATACGTTGTTGGCGAATTTGTACATGAGCAGGTTCTTGGTTGTACCGCCGACTTCAAGCGCGGAGCTTGTCGTGTAGTTAAGGGTCTGAACCGAAGTGCAGGTTACATCTACGGCTGTAACGGTGATTGTGCGCCGCTTGATATTGCCCTCAGCATCGTAGGCAACGAGGGTGAAATCTTTCGCTGCCGCCTCAGTGAAGTAAGGTGTGAAGTCAAATTTGAACGAGTAGTTTGTCGCGGAAGTCGAGGAGTTCTGGTTGATATTCTCGCTCCAAAGGGATAAGCCCGACGTTGCGTCAATAATCTCAACCTTGCGTATTACTCCGGCAATTTCTTCCCCTCCATCATAGGACACGGAACGAATGGCCGCGTTGACGATGATGTCAGAACCAAATGCAGCGTAAGGTGCTGGATTGTCGGGATAGATAGAAAGCGTCGAACCGGTCGCTCCGCCGGCGCCATTGCTCTTGGGTATCTTCACCGCCTCACCGATTGCATTGCCGGTCTTGTCAACGCCCTGGATGATGTAATCGTCGGGGTCCGGGGTGATTTCCAAACCCGCGAAAGATTTTTGCTCCATTTCGTAAGCTCCACCCGTGGAAAGAGCTTCTTTGCCGTCCTTTTCGGGTGTGTCAGATGTTTTGACGGAGCCGCCTCCGCCAAACTCTTTCCACAAATCTTTGCTGGCAAAGTCCGTAGGTTGCCCAGTGAACTGATATGTTTCCCAAGTGTACTCCCCCGTCCGATATGTGATGACAAGGCCTCCCTTGGCGTAGTTGATTCCCGACTTGGTTTGTTCCGCAAGTATTGCGTCAATGGCGGTGTCTTTGGTGTAGTATCCGGCTACCGTGCGAGGACAAAGAGCATCCACATTTATAATCGCCTCTGCGCCGGCCGACATACCAGCGAGGTCAACCCAATTCGCTGGATTGAGGAATTGTGTATCGGTGAGGTTCGGGCCAACGTATTGGTAAGTTTTCCATGAGGAGGCCCCAATAGCGAATGTTATCTGCAATCCAAGCGAGGCTACTCCCTCTTTGAGAATAGCCTGAAGGACGTTGTGTGACTGCACCTCTGCATTGATGTCAGAGTAGTATTCGCCGGTCGGCAGAGGTATCTCTACGGTGGCGTTGTAGGTGTTACCCACCGCAGAGCCGGAGATAGATTCGAGCTTGTCGTTGTTGATACGATAGATGCCATCGGGCAGACGGTAGAGCCAACCGGAATTATATGTGAAGTCGGAGTTGTATGTTTCTTCGGCTATGTTGTAAAAGTTCGTGTTGCCGAAGCTGCGGAAATATAGTCCGGGGTCATATTCATCTTCGTTGGGGCATAGCCAAACTCCACTTGTAGGCTCGCTACCGTTGCCGTCCCATTGGCCGTCTGCGGGAAGTATGCCTATCACATCAATCCGATGTGCATTGTCTAATATCCCATTATTCGCCCAGCGAATCTGCTCCTGCAACTGCGCGCCTTCATCGCCGGGGAAAGCAGATCCGGCAACATGGCCGAGAGCGAGGTCAGAGCCTATGGCTATGAGTTCAGAACCGCTCCAACGGAACGTTTTGTTTTCAGAGGTACAGGTGTAAATTTTGCCTGCAACAGGTATGCGGCCATCCAAGTCGGCGGTTTCTCCGAATAGGTATGCATCGGCCCAATTATTGTAGTAAGTGAATATGGAGGTTATCAACGCTACATTATCGCCTTTTATCTCCCAATAATCAGATACCTCATATTTTGTAACCTCACCACCTACAATGGCCGGAGTGGGATTGTTAGCTAACCGCTGGGGCCGCAGTATAGCGTCCCAATTTGTCCCATCAGTGATGATTCGGTTTGACACTGCAAGAACGAAGCGGTTGGTATCAGCATTGTAAACCACCATACAGCCTGAGTCTGTTGACTTTTTGCTGGAGGATGCCATTTGAGACGTTATGCCGGTTACGATGGCATTGAACTCGACTACATCATCAACGTATCCGGGGAGATTGGCCGCAGGAACTTTGCCACTCTCATCAAGAGGGGCTATGCCATTGGCTTTGCCGATTTTGGAGTTGATTGCCGACACGCCTGAATTGGCGGTATCGGCTGCGCTCTTTGCATTGTTGGCTGTTGTTTGAGCCGCTTTGGCTTGTGTCAAAGCAGAATCGGCATTGTTATAGGCTGAGTCAAGTTTTACTTTGTCGGCGGCCGTGATGAAGCCTGCTTGCGATGTCGTGGAAATAGGAATGGAGCATGAGATAGTTTTGCCGACGCTCTTGATTGTAAGCGTGGCAGAACTCTGCGTTGTCGTGATTGCCACGGACTGAAGCTCCTTTCGGTCGATTGCCGCCTGCAAGTTGCTTTGCTCGGATTCTGACAATGTGGCAATGAGTTTGGCGAGAACGGTGTACGCTATCCTTCGCCCCCCATTGACTTCAAAGTAATCCGATGCCGAAAGCGAGGCCACGGGCGTTAGCTGCTCTATCGTCCGTGAATTGGTGCGGAGTGCCGAAAGCACCGCATCAATGATGACTTGTTTTTCGGATTCTGTCATTGGTTTATTTAATTATTCGGTTATTGGTGTTGCTTGTGACTCGGTATAGAGTGTCATCAATGCGACGCATGATGAGGTGGTTGGAGGTTTCAATGGTCGGGTTGAGGTTGTTGACCTTTTGGAGCAGTTGAGTGAACACGAAAGAGTCAAGCCCCTCAATCTGCACGTTCATCTCCGGCACGGAGGAGTCTTTTCTGGCGTACCTAACTCCATCGAAATAGACATAGGAGCAGGTGAGCAAGCGATTGAGCATTTCTGCGAAATGCACCGGTACTCCCTCCTGACCTCCCATTGTGAATTTCTTTTGAGTGGACTCCAGCGCAAAGAGTTCGATTGGGTCGGACTCCGGGGTTATGAATTGCTCATTCTCCACGGCGAAAGTCCACCCGCTATCCTTGAAGCCTCCTGGTACACGGAAATCAAAGAAGTACCTCATACCGTCGATTATGAACACCGCATCCTGACGCTGCTTGTTGTCCTTCATTGCATATTGAATGAGGGTGGTTTTAGCAAGCTCGGCAGGGTCGTTGGTAATGCGGAAGAGATGGCTTGTGATGCCTTTGGCAGGATTGAGGACTTGGTAGATTCCGGGAGCCAAGCCCGATATGACTGCGAACCAAAGAACGCTCCCATCGGCCAACGTCCAAGAGTTGTGCGTGAGTTGGCTGTATTGGCTTTGCCCATCTTCAGTCGTACCGCTCACGACGAAATCAAAGAATGTTTCATCGGGCGCACAAAGACACTCTAAAAGTATTTGATCGGTGGTAGCAAATACTTGAAGATATCGGCTCTCTATGCCATCGCTCTTGAAGTCCTCGAAAAATAGAGGCGTGAATGGGCTTATTATCATATAGGCTTGATGTCTTTAACGATGAGGGTATATTTAACTTCCTGGGGCTTGGGATAGCAGAACTCTGTTTCCTTCAAAAAGCCGGAGTAAATGAGTCCGTTGCTAACGACTTTGATTAGCTTGCTGAAATCAATCGACCGCTCAAGATCCGTGGCCACAAATTCAAACTCAGACTCCGAGAAAAGCCGTTGCGTGAGGGGTATGTTCGCGGTGGTCTTAATGCCGTCAATGATGATGTCCGAATTGCCGTCGCTTGAAGCGAACTGAAGAACCACGTTAGGGGCCACGGCCGAGATGTAGCCCTCGTTGGCCTTGACGCAGTAGTAGGGGCTGAACTCGCCGTTGAAAACGGTGTTGGTCAATGCTCCTTGGATTTTGGCCGAACGGTCAATTTTGAGTGTCGTTGTTTCTTGTACTGTTACCTCATCGTCATCTCCACGACTTCCGGCCTCTCCTGATTCTTGTTCCTCTTCTTTCGTTTCGAGTTTTGTATAAACAAAGAATACAGTGTTATCGGACTTGTTGTCGGTGGAGTCTTTTGCACGCTCTTGCGACAAAAACTCCAATCCATAGCAATCAGCTCGATATTTGCTTTGGAGCGTCAGTTTTTTCTCAATGACATCAACGCCGGTGTTGTAGTAGTTCATGAAGTTCCACTCGTCACGACCGCACTCTGTCTCATAGTCCTGCTTCTCGTATCCAACCTCAACCACTGAATATAGGATTGAGTTGTTGACTTTGTTTTGAGGCTCTTTTGCATCGTAGAAAATCAATCCCTGGTCTTGATTTTGGAACAGTTCACTACGATGAATGAAATTGATAGGCTGAGTTATGCGGGATGCGGCTTTGGCATCTCCGACAAATTCAACCAAATCATCATTCTCGCCCATAACGTAGTATTTGCGACCATCATCAAAGATGAGGTCTCTACGCCCTACGCCATTTTCATCGTTGTACTTGTAGGAGTCTTTCCACTGCGTGTAAACATTGCCTGTCTCGTGATTGTCCCATACGCAAAAACAGTTATGAGTGCGGATAAAGAACGGAGCTTCCCCATAATAACCATCCGGGCAATATCCATCTACCACACGGCCATGAATATCTCCAACATCAAAAGACCAGTCATCTTCAATGCCACTAATCTCAATCATACCATTGTATTTAGCCGGGATTGGTTCACCAAGGGTGTAAACATATCCAAATACTGTTTCCATCCAATCGCAGAAGTCGTTGAATGTAGTATAGATTTTGGCATCTGCAATCGCTCGGACACTTTCAGCGGCAAGCAGATATGTTTTATTCAGTCGAGCATCAAACTCACTGAATCGTGGTAAAATATTGTACTTCCCATCGCTCATTTTCTCCATCAGCGATGATAAAAGCGTAATTGGCTTTATGGCATTTATGTCGATAGGATTAGCCTTACTGTCCCATTTTGTTGTGATTTTGGAGAATATTGGGAAATACCAAGTAAATTCACCTACACTCTGACTTCTTCCATGTAATTTGCAAGTGTAAAACAATGCGAACTTACTTCCAGAGGGGAGGCTGGGATAGTCAAACTCCATTATGTATTTCACATTCAGACAACTGATAGATGTAACTGGTCCGCCTCTATATGCGGTGGATTTCTGAATGTTACCTGCTTCCCATTGTACTAATTCTTTTTTATTGGATACAGGTGTGAAATATACGGACTCAGCATCACCAAGTGTAGTTCCAGGATTAATAATTGCCCAAACATTCTGAGCAGGATTGGGATGTGTGCGTTTCAATTCTTCTATGGTCTTATATGTTCCGACACACGTCCGCTCTGCCATTCCCCACGTTGACCCGAAAGCAGTTTGGTGTAGTTTTACACCAGAATATTTGTATATTGCACCCAAGTCTGTCAAGTTGCTATCATTGTCAGAAAACTTCATCAAATGAATTTCGACAGACTCAGCAGTACCCCAAAAATTACCCGTAGCATTAGACCAGATTTCTATTCGCATCTTCATATTAGATGCAGAACGGACTGCGGAGATAAAGGCAGATCCTTTATCTGTAGTCTGATCCTCAAAAAGAATCGGAGAATTTTCAAAAGTTTCAGAGGTTAGAGAGTAAACCGGCAATCTTGTAGACGATCCGGCATCTTTAAGATATACTGCCCCATTACTTGCATTCTCTTCTCCCATTATCTCGTGGGCGCAAGAGTTCTGCATTGTGATGCGGTCGAAGTTAAGGATGCCCCCGACCTCAATATCATTGCCAATCTCAAACTCATATTTGGTACTCTTACGGGCCTTGATGAGCGATGCGAGGCTATCGTCAATGCAGTTGATGTTGAACGTGTAGTTGTCCCATGTGACGGTTGAGAAGTTCAATGCCGACTCAAATACTTTGCTCCAGGACCAGTCATCGTTCAAAACGAATATTGCTACCGATGCGGATGTCCTAACCGCATCTTGGAGAAAGGCCGAAAGTAGCATCTCATAGGCTTCCTTGGCAAATTGGAATTTAGATGATATTGACCTCACCACACCGCTGAAATCGGTGCGCTTGTAGGTACACATCACCTCATCCCAATTAGCGATGCAATCGGATGTCAGCTCGTTCTCCTTGCCGTTGATTGTGAGTATAAACTTTGTTTTCATTGTGCCGGGGAATAGTTTTGGCACAAAGTAAGCTCATAAATCAAGCGGTTACGCAAAATCGCAAATTCTCTGATTTTCAAAAACGCCAAAAATTGGCCTTAACTTATTGAATGTCCGCAACTTTATCTTGTAATCAACATTTGAGCAAATTAATATATGAGGCCACCGGCGGTTAAACTGGTGGCCTCTCTTGCCGAGTAATCGGTTAGGATGCGATACAGATGAGGTTCTCAATCTTGAAGCAACGGAAGGCGTTCTTTTCTACGTCGAAGTAGGCAAAGGTTTTGAATGACGGCTTGGTCATCTTTTTGCCGTTGAGGGTTGCGCCGGCAGGAAGATTGCGGAGAGTGCCCACAGCCTTGCGGATAGAGCCGTCGGCTTTCTGATAGTAGAAGGACACTGTGCCCTCACGCATCTTCTTCGCGAGGCGGTAAAGCTCCCACGCTTTAATCATGCAGACTCTCCAAGCCTGCTTGGTGGCACGCCAGAGCTGCCATGCGTACTTCATCACTCTTACTCGGAAATTTGACTTTTTTTCCATGTTCACGGGGTTTATTTGGTTTGACTTTGTTTCCATATCTCTTGTGGTTATTTGGTTTGACTTGTGTTTTATTTGATGTTGTAAAGATAGTCATTATTAGCGGATTACAGGCACCATTTCAGCCACCATTTTAGGCTGAAATAGCACCTTAACATTTACTGACGTTTGGTAGGGAAGTTTCCTTCCTCACCAACTATTCAAGGGCCGCACGTATAGCAGCACGGCCGGCGGCTACCCTGCTTTTGACGGTGCCGGGCTTGATGCCTAACATCTCGGCTATCTCATCGTAGGAATAGCCCTCGGCATACAACATCACGCACTGAACGCCGATCGAGACTCTTGCGCTCCGATGTATGGCTTCCAACACATCGTGGTAATTGGTGAGGCTGTCGGCTCGTATCGAAGATAGTGCATCAAAATCATCATCAATCCCAACAAACGGCACACACTCCTTCCGGGCGTGCTGGGTCTTTACGATATTGGTCATAATAGTTAACGCCCACGGCTTGAAATCGCGGGCGTTATTGAACTTTTCGCGGTTGGCGTATATCCTTAAAAGCGTCTCTTGTGCGAGATCATCTGCATCTGCCTTGTGCTTGTAAAAGCGGAAGGCAACGCGGGCAATCCATCCGATATGCCCGACGACTACATCATCGAACCGCATAGGCTAATCCTCCTTTGCAATTCGTGAGTAATATCGGCGCTGACTCCGGCTCTGTTCACGCAAGGCGGTTGCGGTCCGGTGGAGGTGGCCGATTACTTCATCTATCTCGGAGGTTTGAGGCGTGAGAGCCTTGCGGAGCGCTGAAACCTCAGCGATGAGGCGGTTGCACTTACGCTCAACTCGCCCAATTCGTGCAGATATTTGTGAGAGTTTATTAGTTTTCTTGCTCATAATCCATTGTTTTTGGGTTTTATGAGCATTACTAACAACCCACCCAAAAGTGCGGTGTAGTTA